AGAGGAAAAAACCACTTGCAAACAGGGTAGCAATTACCGCACAAAAGAGAATGGCAAAGATTGCCGCTCAAGACTTGGCCATTGCTGAGGCTCAAACAGCAGTGGAGGCGGCTAATGCCGTTCTAAAGAAAGAAGGCGCAACGGTAAATGTTGCGAATCGTCTAGCCGCTGATATCTCAACACGTGCAGGAGCCAACCCAGAATTGGTTGCTAGGGCAAATCAAGCATCGCAAGTTGCAAGCCGTATTACTGAAAGCGCAAATCAAATTAGATCAACACTTCCAACAATAACCGCTGAACTTGATGGTTTGATTGCGAAGCGCAATAGCTTGGCAACCAGAATTCCAGAAGCCTACTCACAGAAGGTTCTTCAGACGATGGAACTTGGAAGGCAGGTGCGCGCCATGCCAGCAAAGGCAGTTGGCGCAACCTTGGAACGTGTTGGTGACACTATTTCGAAGACTGATACGGCAGTCACAAACTTCCTTCAAGAACGTGGTCTTGATCAAATGTACACCGCAGCCGTTGGTGCGGCTGGGGTCGTAGGTTTGGCAGGTAGTCCAGTTATCGGGGCTATCGGTGCAGGGGCAGCTGCACTCAAGACTGGCAAGGTTCTATCCAATTATGGAAAGCTTTTCCGTTATGTTGGCAAGGAGATGGAGAATGTGCGTGGTCAGATTCCATTCTGGAAGCGTGTGGCGGCACACACTACACCGGGTTCTTTCGGTCGTGGTGTAGCTCACACGTTTAACATGCTGGACCTTGGTGGTGTCACATCTGACACAATCCGCAGGGCGGGTCGTGGTGTGGCCGCAGCCGCACCAACCGACTTGATGTTTGAGTACCTTTCTGATGGTGCTGACATGCGTCCAGAAACCCTGTATCAAGCGGGTGCTGAGTCATTCTTTATTGGTGGATCATTTGCTGCCGCTGGTGGTGCGTTCATGGGAACCAAGAAGCGCATGCGTGAGCTTTCGATTGGTGATGAGCTTAACTTTAGACGAGACCTTACGGACCCTCGTCAAAAAGCGTTGTTTGAGGCTATACCAGCAGGAACACGTAGGGCTATTGCTACATACTCAATTGCCAACCCAACACTAAACTACATCTTCAAGGACTCTGGTGCTAGTAGGTATGACCCTAATACCAATACTGCAATCATCAACGTAAAGTCAACCAACCCAATCAAGGCACTGGTTGCACACGAAACGCTTCACCATACAATCATCAAGAACAACATGGAAAATGGCATTTCTGCCCTGTTCCTTGGTGATACAAAAAATAATACGGTTGGTGGATTGTTCCGTTCTAGGGATGGAAAGCTAGACCCGAATTTCGAGGCATTCCGCGATGGATACTACAAGCGTCTTGGTGTCGAGGGTATGTCCAACGCAGAGAGGGATGCCATCTACCCACTCGACAAGATCGCGGTTGAATACTTCATCGAAAAGCATGCGGACCAGTATGCTGCTATGGCAGAATCTGGTGAGCTTGGAGCGGTCGCAGCCAGCGGTGCTGCTAGGCGCAAGCTTGGGTCGATACTTGAGACCGTCCTGCCTCGCATCCCAGTCCTCAAAGACCTCCACTTCAAGAGCGGTGGCATGATCGACGCGAATGGCGTATGGGTGACTGGAAACGGCATCCTAGACGCTGAGGGTGTCAAGCGTGACCCAATCACCAGCAAGATGTTCCGCGACATGAACAGGCGCAGTGCAGGGCTTGTACCGGGTCAGTTTGATCCGCTTATGAGCGATAAACCAGACTCTGGTGCGCCAATTATCCTTAACCCCGCTGACGGCATCGATGCCGAGCTTCTTCACCCACTTGTCAAGGTTGACGACACTGGCAAGCCCATCATGCGGGACGGTAAACCTGTGGCACTAGACAGGGCTACAGAGCTTGAGCGTGCGCTTGCAGGGCTTACTGCCAAGGAAGTCCTACAGAGGAAGCGTGATGAGAACTACGCCCCAGAAAAGGGTGAGGCGCACATCGATGACGAGGGGCAATTCCAACCCGGATGGTTGTCCAACGATGTTCTCACCGAAATGTTCGCCAAGAACAAGTACAACCCAGAGCAGAAGCGCATCATACGCGAGATGAACAAGCTAATCCGCAAGGGTGCTGGAGATCGCGTGGTGATGATTAACTTCCCAGCCACCACCCGCAACAAGGCTGGTAAGGTGGTTTATAAGCCGCAGGCTGCAACTCTCCGCGACACGGTTCCAGTCGCAGTTACAATCTCCAAGGACGGAAACCTGTTGTTTGGCTTGATGTCTGTCACCAAGCTTCATGAGAACATCCAGAAACGCTCACAGAGCAAGCGTGGTAAGAAACTTTATGGTGGCAACGTGGATTTGATCCTGCGCGACACGCAGGCAATGATGGACTACCACAAGCAAGGCGTGGATAGTCTTGAGTACTTCAGTCAGAAGTATGGTGCTGTCGAGGCAGACGAGCGCAAGAAGTTCATCAACACAATGTTTGGTCTGCTCAACCAAAAGGAACAGGCAGTTCTCAACCCAATGCTGTTGGAAGATGGGGTAAAAAGCCGTGATAACGTCTATCGCACCTACCGCGCAGATCGCGTCAGCAAGGCAATCCCGATGGCCCCAGAAGAGTACGCTGCAATGCCATTCAGCTACGAGGCAGTGAGTGCGGTGAGGATGCCAGAGCAACGCAAGATGCCAGAGGTATCCCCCGAAGACCTCAACCCCGTAGCTAACAAGCAGGAAGCACAGGGTCTGTGGGCAGACGGCAAGCAGATGTTTGCGATCAACGAAATGGATGAGAAGCTGACACCAATCACCTCCAAGGCGATGCTGGACTCTTATCCAGCAGATGCTATTGGTTGGATGGAGCCAGATACGGAACCGACTGGTCAGATGCGGTTCATGCCAGAGAAGCTAGATGCCGACTACATGAAAGCTGTGGAGTCTGGTGATGTGGAGACGCAGCAGAGGATGGTGGATGAGGCGGCGAAGAGGGCTGGGTATAGACAAGGAGTTTTATGGCATGGATCAAGAGGTAAAAAATTTACGGTTTTTGATGAAACTAAAGGAGATAGACTGCCTTGGATGGAAGGTCATGTAGGTCATTATTTCTCACCAGATAAAAACATTGCTAGTGCAATGGGTAGTAATGTTTTAGGTGCTTATCTTAAAATGGATAATCCATTGATTCTTGATGCTGGTGATTATTCTTATTCCGCAATTACACCAGCACGCAAAAAAGAGATTCAAAAACAAGGGTATGATTCAGTAATTGGAACTCCGCAAACTAATGCGGGGAAACAAGAATTTATTGTATTTGATTCCAACCAAATCAAATCCGCAGACCCCATCACCTACGACAACTCTGGCAATGTCATCCCGTTGAGCAAGCGGTTTGATGTGGGGAGTAGGGATATTCGGTATATGCCGGAGGTTAATATCACCACACCAAATGATCGTGTTCAAAAAGGTTATGATTACACATACTTGGATAGTCTTTCTAGAGATCCAAATACAAACGCTATTCAACTGACGAGACCAATTGGAAAAAAAGAAGCCTTGCCGCTAATATCAGAAAAACAAAAAATAATCAACGAGGCCGATATTGACTCATTTCAGTTTACAGATTCAGCTAATGTTAGTCTTTATTTGAACAACGGCAAAAAGGTTAGATTTCGATTTGATCCAGCATTGCTAGAAAAGCCAGAAGTTAAAGATTTTGCAACAGAACACGCTGGAAAACGCATTCAAATAGCAATGGCTGATAGGCACACCGCAACAGGTGGTGATATGGGTGGAGTTTTGTACCCTTGGCTAAAGTCAAATCAAGTTACAATTCTTGGTGATGACGGAATAGAATACAAAGCTGTATGGGCAAACAATGCTTGGAAGCCAGTATTGAGCATGCGAAAGAAAGCATTTGATCAAGGAATATTTGATTTGGCGGTTTATATAATGGGGCCGGATGCTCATGGTTCTAATTTGCGTACAGTAAGAACTGTATCTAACGAAATTGAACACGCTAATATATCTTCAGCATACAAAGATGTTTTGCTTTATGCAGCCAATTATGGTGTAACACGATTTAATATATCGCATTACACTACGGAAATAGCAAAGAAAAACAAAATATTGTCTGAGTTGAATTCTCAAATTGACAAATCAAATAATCAAAATGAGATCACAAAACTAGGCAAACAAAAGTCAAAACTTGAAAAAGAAATAAAAACAGCAGAGAAGAAGCTGGAATCTTACAAGATTTCAGAAGAGGAAACACAGCTTGCCGCAATTCTTAAAAACTACAAAGCTGCTACTACCAGACTTAAAAATAATACTGGCACAGAAAAAGGGGTCAAAACGCACAAACAAGCTTTAGATAAATTTATTAAATCTGCCAAGTTCAAGAAAATTCAAAAAGGAATTCATGGAAAGCAAATGATCAATCTTGGTAGTTCATTTGATGAAAGAAAAGCAGCAGTCAATGCCACATATGGAATTGATGCAGAAGGATTTGATACGCAGTCAGTAATGAACGAGCTTGCTGATTTTGATGGAGCTGATATTAACCAAATTGTTGCCAGCGTTGAATTGTCAAGAAATCCAGATTTATTTGCCGTTTATCTTGGTGACGATCCAAAACAAGCCAAGTTTATGACCCCACAGGAAACCAAGGCGGCACAGCAACTCAAAGCTGATCCAAATTTTGTCCCTCATGAATCTTATGAGTGGGTCATGCTTGGGCCTAAAAATGGTAACAACTTTTTGAATTCTAACCCAAAAAGAGCTGTGGAATATTTCCCAAATTTTGCTAGACAATACAGCGAAAAAACAGGAAAGTTAACAGGTGTTCCGCAGGAGACATCCATCATGGGTGCGATGCGTGATAGCGGAGCTGTGATCCTTGAACTTCCATCTAAAGCACAATGAAAGACATCATCAAGTACATCAACTACTCAAGACATGAGGACACATCGACCGAACTTCTAGAGGAGATGGGGTTTAGGATTTACGATACTGGACAAGGATCATTTTATTATGTTGACCCTAAAGCACCAGAAGAAGCCGACTTCCTCGCAAGTTCGGCTGCGCAAGGAGATCCAGATGTCGAAAAGGCTATCTTGAAGTACTAAAACTCACCATGAGCGAGAAACTAACCGCAGAACCAGATCAAGAATGGTTCGCAGAGGTCATGCGCCGAGCCGAGGAACACGGCAACAGGCAGCGTGTGGAGTTCTGGAACCCAGAAGCAGCCGCAAAAGCCCTCTGGCTCCTAGCGCAGGGTAAGAGCATCAAAAGCACCTCCGAGGTCACAGGGCTTGCTAGGGACACCGTGCGGTCTCTCATGTGGCGGCATAGCGACACGCTGGAGACGAAGCGCAAGGAGTTCAGCCAGAAGTACGCGATGGCGGCAGAGACCTACACCGACCTGCTATTTGCCAAGGCCGACCAGTTGGCAGATGACCCCGACCAACTCAAGAACATCTCCCCCGACCGACTTGCCATCACCGTGGGTGTCCTCACGGACAAGAGCATGCAGCTATCTGGCATGGCTACAGCAGTCGTGGAACACAGGCAGGGTGCTAGTATCGACGATGCCGCGAAGATGATCGCTGAGGCACGTTCTAGGCTTGCCAACAAGGTCAAGGAGCGTGCTATCGAGGCCGAGGTTGTCGCATGATCAAGGAACCAGAATCAAGGTTTGATGGACTCAACTTCTACCATTATGTGGTGGAGCATGACGGAAAAGCGCACCAGTGCAACACTCTGGCTTATGCCTCGTACTTGGCTGAAAAGTTTGACGCAAAAATATGGAGCGTAGTGCTTCAGAAGCACATTGAACCTCACATTGGCCTTTGCGGATACTGCGAAAAGTACAGCAAGTTGCATTTTGTGGATGGCAATCGAGGTTCATTTCCTCCAAAAGATGACGAATTTGGATGCCATGAATGTGGTAGCGTGTACAGGATAATTGACATTCTGATGGAAACTGGCGCATACAAGGAAAAGGAATGAACTGGAAACACCACCAGATCCTATCCCCGCCCACCGACGAGGAGATTGCGCTCATGGAGCCTGCGGAGCTTGTAGAGCTTCACAGGGTGTACCACGAGGCAATTGCCAACGCAGAACGCGACCCGTACCGCTATGGGTTCCGACTCCCGCACTGGGCAAAGGCTGAGGAACAACTCAAGGAGGTAAACGAGATTGTAGCCCTAGGAGGCAACCGCAGTGGCAAGACGCAGTGGGGTGCATTCTCCGTGGTTCGGGCGGCAATCGAGAACCCCAACTCCGAGATCATGTGCTTTGCACAGACATCCGAGGTCAGCATCCGACAGCAGCAGAGTGCCGTGTGGGACTGGTTGCCTGCGGAACTGCGGACCAAGCAGACATCCTCTGGGACATACATCAGTTACACCAAGAAGAATGGATTCACCGACTCATCGCTCATCCTACCAAATGGCTCACAGATCATCTTCAAGACATACTCCCAGTACCAGAACAACCCGACCATCCTTGAGGGAGCGGAGTTGGGTTCCCGGTCTCCTGTGTGGCATAATGTGGGCTGTTGGTTGGACGAGTATCTTCTTGGCCCAGAGCTAATCAATACCCTGCGGTTCCGACTCGCAACCCGCGATGCCAAACTACTGCTGACCTTCACCCCGATTGACGGGTACACAGAGGTCATCAAGGAGTACCTAGACGGTGCTGCTAGCGTCGAGCGCAGGGAGGCAGAACTACTTAACGGAGAGCTAGTGCCATACGTCCAGCGCAGTAAGAAGCGCAACGCGAGCGTCCACTACTTCCACTCCCAAGACAACCCTTTCGGTGGCTACGAGCGAATCAAGGAGACATTGGTGGGTAGGCCTAGGGAGGAGATCCTAATTCGTGCGTATGGGGTTCCAGTCAAGTCCCACGCCACCAAGTTTCCGAAGTTCAACAAGGAGGTTAATATTGTTAGCCCAGACAAGATTCCAACCCGCAATGTCACGCGCTACCACATCATTGACCCTGCTGGGGCCAAGAACTGGTTCATGGCATGGATTGCTGTGGATGAGACTGGAACGTACTGGGTGTACCGCGAGTGGCCGGGTGTTGACGTGGGTGACTGGGCAGAGTGGCGCGGAGGCAAGTGGCAACCGGGTCAAGGGTGCAAGGGCATGGGCTATGGAATCACCGACTATGTGGAACTAATCCACGACCTTGAGGGTGATGAGGAAATCGCGGAACGACTGATTGACCCACGACTAGGCGCGGCCAAGTACCAAGCATCTGACGGGGCATCTAGCATCATTGAGGATCTCAACGACCAAGACATTGTGTGCATCCCCGCCCCCGGTCTGGAGATCGATGACGGATTGCAGGCTTTGATCGGGAAAATGGCATACAATACAACTATCCCGCAAGATTCGGTCAACCGACCGCATTTCTATGTCAGTTCCGACTGCGAGAACATCATCCAAGCCCTGTCCGAGTACACGGGCGAGGGTGGACTCAAGGAGGCATGGAAAGACCCTATCGACGTGTTACGCTATGCTGCCGTGGCAGGTATTGACCATGTCGATGGAAGTGTTATATCTGTAACCAGACAAGGAACTGGAGGGTACTAATGAAAAACGAAGCACAACTCACCGCAGAGTCTCTGATCATTGCCTGCCTCAAGGAGGCATACTTCCGCAGGGTCAAGCAGGAGAAGCTAGGGAAGACCCCTAAGCTCACGCAGGAAATCGACCTGCTGGAGATGGCAATCCAAGACTTTCAAGACGTAATGAATTATGAAGAAAGCAACGAAAACAGCAAAGGCCAAGAAGTCCCCCAAGGCTACTAAGCCAATTGAGCCAGAAATTGTCCAAGATGACCCGCAACCTGTCCAAATTGTGGATGAGGTGTTGGTAATTAGACTCGCTAACAATCCCAGATATGTATATGCCTCAAAAGATGGGGAGCGCATTTCGGTCGAAGTCCCGATGTGGATGTCACCTAGGCTGCCCGGCAAGACCATCAAGGTCGTCAAGAACCCAGATTCCGAACACTACTCACTAGCACCCGCAGATGGAAATTGAACGCGAAACAGAATCCCTTGAGGGGGAGGAAATGATCTATGTTGACAAGGAGCCAGATATTGGTGCGTTGTCCAACGCCTACGATACCTGTCTGATCGACCTTGACTACTATTTTGAATCGTGCCTGCGCTCGTACGAGGATCGACGCAACATCTGGGACGGGAAGTCTGATGACCTGCGGAAGAATGGTGCAAACGCCTTCCCTTGGCAGGGTGCGTCCGACCAAGAGGTTAATGTCATTGGTGAGCGGATTGACACCTATGTGGCCCTGTTCGACCAAGCCCTCCAGCGTTCCCACATCAAGGCATTCCCGACCAGCATGGCATCGATGCCACGGGCGGCAATGGTCTCTGGTTTCCTTAAGTGGATGCGCTCGACGTACATCCCCAATTTCCGCGAACACATGGAGTTGGGAGCCAACTACCTGCTAGAAAAGGGTCTCATGATCACCTACGTGGGTTGGCAGCGTGAGTCCCGCACCTACCTCCAGACGTTGACGCTGGACGAGGTGGCGCAGGCAGCCCCAGAGATCGTGGATATGCTCCTAGACGAGAATGCCTCAGAAATGGCTCTAGGATTGATTTCTCAAGCTTACCCAGCACTTTCGTCTAAGAGAGCCAAAAAGGCACTCAAAGACCTCAGAACGAAGGGAGAGGCCCAAATGCCGATTCCTCGTATTTCGGTGGATCGTCCCGTGGTTCACTCCTGCGCCCCAGATGGTGAGGTGCTGTTCCCACCCTACGTCTCCGACCCGCAACGCAGCCCCTACATTTTCTGGCGCACCTTCCTCACGGCTCAAGAGTTGGAGAAGAAGGTCGTCACCGAAGGTTGGGATTCCGATTGGGTGGACAAGGCAATCGACACCCTGCGCGGCAAGGACTCGATGTACTACGATGGCGAGAAGCTCAAGACCGACACCCGCCTGCCCATCACCGACGACAACGACCTTGTGATGGTCATCTATGCCTATCAACGCCTTATCGACGAGGAGGATGGTTCCGAGGGCATCTACTGCACCGTGTTCCACCCCGCAACCGAGGGCTATGCCAAGCACGAACTTCTTAATGGTTATGACGACTATCCTTTTGTCGTAACCCGTTTGAGCAATAACCAGAAACGAATGTATGAGGTACAGACCTTTAGCGACATACTCCGAGGTCCGCAGATGCAGATCAAGACCGAGCGTGATAGCAGGATTGATCGTGCTTCTCTCGCTACTCTGCCTCCTCTCATGCACCCCGCAGGCAAGCCCCCGTCCGACTGGGGTCCGGGTCGCAGGGTTCCATACCGTAGACTTGGGGAGATCCAGTTCGGTCCAATTCCACCCGTGGACAATGGTTCCATTGAGGTCGAAGTCTCGATGATCGGTCAAGCCGACCGTGCCGTGGGACTGGACATGGCAAACCCGCTCGCGTCTATGCGCCAGCAGTACTTTGTCAGCAAGTTCCTTGACCACGTCCGTGATGTGCTTGGACTGGCATGGAAGCTATTCCAGCGCATGGGACCAGACGAGGTGTTCTTCCAAGTCACAGGCAATCCAAACCCGCAGGTGATGACCAAGGGAAGCCCCGACGAGAACTTCTCCATCGTGGTGAACTTCGACTCGCAGTCGAACGACCCAGAGACCGCAGAGACGCAGTTGAAGAACATGGTGTCGCTCGTCCAACTCGACCGCAACGGCATCATGGATGTGAACAAGTTGCTGGAGTTCACCGCATCCTCGATCAACCCGATCTTTGCCGACTATGTCCTGCAACCCGCCGAGGAAGCTCAGCAGAAGGTCATGAAGAACGTCACCGACGACCTTGCTAAAATCTTTGCAGGCATCGAAGTGCCGGCGCAACCCAACGGGGCGCAGATCGCAATGCAGTTGGTGCAGGCGTATGTCCAGCAACCAGACGTTGCACAACGCGCACAGACGGACGAGGCATTCGCGGCACGACTTCAGAAGTACGCCGAGCAGTACCAGTTCCAACTCCAGCAAGCCCAGAACGCAGAGATCGGTCGAATCGGCACGGCTCCCGCGCAGATGGGTGGAACGCAAACGCAAGGAATGCAGCAGTAATCACCAACTAAATATTATGGAATACAAACCTAAAACATCGTGGCTTAAACAGCAGATTGCACGGAAGACTAGAGGAGTGCGCGATTACAACATTGCCGAAGCTCAAATGCAGGAAAAGCAAATGAAGTACCTTCAACGCAGCCCTAGATTTGCATCTCTTAGTAGCGCAACCCAAAAGGTTCAAGAGGACATCCGCGCTGACATCAAGGGCTACATCCACGCCAAAAACAAGGCACGTGGCACGCAAAGTTCCGCTGAACGCAAGGTTGTCAAATGAAGAAGAAGACAATGATCAAACGCGCAGATGGTTCCATGTCTCCCCGTGGGATGTGGGACAACATCCGCGCCGCTAAAGGTTCTGGCAAGAAGCCAACCAAGGAAATGCTAAAGCAGGAGCGTAAGATAAAGCGGAAGGCGAAGTAATGGAAAAGCGTTTCACCAAGGTCGTCAAAAACCCGAAGACTGGTCGCACACGCACCGTCAAGTACGGACAAGCAGGTAAGGCTGCGGATGGCAAGGATCGCATTCGACCCGGAACGAAGAAGGGCTCAAGTTATTGTGCTAGAAGTTATGGCATTAAAAAACGCTTGCCAGAGTCGCAACAAAACGATCCAAATACACCCAACAACTTGAGCAGGAAAAAATGGAAATGTGTGGGGAAAACCAGCAGGAAGTGAAAAATTCTGGAATCTACAGAATAACCTGTGTTGCTAATAACCATTTTTATTATGGAAGTAGCATCAATCTTAAAAATAGGTTTCGAGACCATATTAGCAAACTTAGAAGTCAATCACATAGAAATCAAAGACTCCAAAGAATATTTAATAAATATGGTGAAGCTTCTTTGACTTTTGAAGTTGTTCAATATTGTGACCCATCATTTGTACTCATATCCGAACAAGAATATCTTGACGAACATCACAAGAATTCAAATTGTATAAATTTCTGTAGAGATGCCAAGTCACCAATGGCTGGATTAAAATTCTCTGAGGATCACAAAAGAAAAATAGCAGAAGCTCAAGCTAGAAACAAATACACTTTTTATTATAAATGTGGAAAAATAGAATCATTTAATAGCCTTAGTTTAGCTGGAAAAAGATTCAAAGTTAAACCTGCTATTGTTTCAAAATGGTTCAAAAGAAGAGATCTTGGGCGAAATCACGGAATACTTCAAACATCCGACATAATAAAAGCTGAAAAATCTGGAGATGAAGAAATTGTTTTACTTCCATACCAATATAAGACAGAACCATGGATTCTCGCTGGAGCCACAAGCAAAACCGAATACTACAGAGAATTAAGAAAAAATAAATAATCTTATGAAGAAACCAACAACTAAAGCAGGCAAGCAAGCTAAAGTGTCGAAGGTCATGCGGGAATACAAAGCAGGCACTCTCCACGCTGGTCGTGATCCCAAAGGCCCGAAGAAAGCCCCAGTGGTTAAAAGCCGCAAACAGGCGATTGCAATTGCGCTTTCACAAAGCGGTCAATCCAAACGCAAATAACTCTATGAAAAAAGGTAAATCATGTGGCTGTGGCCACGAAGGTAAAGAATACGGCAACGGCAAGAAGAACGGCAAGAAAGGCTATGTTGAGATCGAAATCAAGATGGAGCGTATGCCGAAGAAAAAGGCCAAGAAGAAGTAACTAACCAGCAACCAATGACACCACTACCACAACCAACCGTACAAGAAGCCGTAGCAGCACTATCCGACCGTGACGAGTTCAAGGTCATCGTCCAGTTTGTCCGTGACGAGCGTGAGCGTTTCTTTGGCGACCTGCGCCAGTGCATCGACGCTAACGAGGTGATGAAGGTCACAGGCAGCATTGCAACGCTAGATGAGCTTCTGGGGATGTTGTCAATGAAGTGATCTTGACAAATCGCTAGTCACATGCTTTACTAACCACGCCCGTTTTGGGCTTCATTGGTTGTTTTGGGGTCGCAGGTTTTTATTCGTTTTACCTGCGGCCCCTCTACTTTATATGGAGTTTAGCGAGTTTACAAAAATTCCATAATATGCCTAATTATACTCAAATCGAGGTATATTGGGGTAAAAGATGAATAATTGGACAGATTCTGTCCTTATTTGCTTACGACATAACTCCCGGCATTTGGAGGAAGGCTCGTAGGCATAGTTCGCCTTAAGCGGCGAGACCATGCTTCATACTCCCGTATATTCTTCGGAAAGGACGACTTACACACCAGCAATGCTGGAACCAATGATAGCAGAGGGTTGAGGCTATAGGACTGCATCAAGCTCATTGGTCGTCACACTCTATTTAGCTACGCCGCGACTTACTTCAAGCGTAGTACCCTGTGAGACTTTTACCTAGGTTTCGTTCGGTCGTTTGAGCGTTCCTCGATTCCTTGAATATGTCACCAGTACAATGGGTAAAAACAAAGGGCTGGTCGAGGAGTTGGAGACCCGACCAGCCCTAGATCCAGAACATCTCTGCGCTGGAGGGGTGAATGGTGACGATGTTTCCAACTCCGTCAACGCAAATAATGCACACATTTCACGTCTGGTCAATACCAAGAGTCATCTATCAATCCACACTCATCCACAACTACCTCTCCACTCGTTGACATATATAGATTCCCCCAACATTCATAGGTCATCGCCGCCGCCGGGCGTTAACTGGTGTAATGATTATGAATCAGCAATCCGAGGCTATCGAGGGAGCCGAAAATACCTCGTCTAACATATCCTTTGATGATTATATCAATCGAAGGGTCAACACTGCCGAACCAGAAGCCGAGGCTACTGAGTCTGCGGAAGATACTTGGGAAGAGGAAGATGCTCTGGAACCAGAGGAAGTTTCCGAAGAACAAGAGGAAATCGTAGAGGACGAGTCCGAGGACGAAGGCGAGGAAGAACAGGAAATCGACTTGTTGTCGTTAAACCCTGCCCAAATTCAAGAACTAGCCAAGAAGAGCCGCAGCCGTCTGCTCCACCGTGTGGGTGAGTTGACCGCTCAGAAGAAAGCTCTGGAGGAAAAGCTGAATTCGCAGGCTGAAGCGAAACCACTGCCAACCATCCCTCAAGAAAGCAACCCATTCCGCGACATTGATACCGTGGAGGGTCTGAAAGCTAAATACGAGGAACTGGAGAAGGTCGCGGAGGAGACCGACACGATCCTTGAAGAACACGAAGACTACGGTGCAGAAGACATCATCGTCGTGGGAGACAAGGAGTTTACCAAGAAAGAGATCCGTCGAGCAAACCGCAATGCGCGTGAGGCAATGGCTAAATACCTGCCCGCACAAAGCGCGGAACTGGCAAAGCGTGAACAGCGCAAGGTGATGGAGCAGCAATATACCGCTCTCATCCCCCAAGAAGTGCCAGAGCTTGCAGACGAGGAATCCGAGTTAAGTAAACAATACAAGGCGTTGCTGTCAGACCCATTGGTTGAACAGGTTAACAAGCTAGTGCCAGATTTGGGACCGCAACTTCCCTACATTCTAGCACACGCTATTCGGTCAATTCATCGCAGTCAGAAGTCCAAAGCAGTCGTGAAGGCAGCGGGATCAGCTTCCAAGGCTAAAGTGCCGGGAACCCCGTTTGGTGCTGGAGCGGCAAAGTCTGGAGTGAAGACCGCGAAGAAGAGTGCCGATCAAGCCTATCAAAGGTTTCAATCCTCGACATCCGTTGAGGACTGGGTTGCCGCCAGAGTTGCTCGCCTACAATAACTTCTAACTATCTAAAATTATGCCCATTAGTGCTACATATCAACCGAGCGCACCTGCCGCCAAGAGCGGTCAAGGTTCCGCTATCTCCAACCGTGAGGATCTCAGCAACGAACTTGCTATCCTTGCTCCAGAAGAAACCCCGATCCTTTCGCTCGCGTCAAAGGGTAAGGCATCCTCGACCTACACCGAGTGGACCGTCGATAGCCTTGCTTCCCCCGTGACGAGTGGTGTTTCTGAAGGTTCTGATGTGACCTCGTTCAGCGACAAGTTTGCTGATCGCGCTCGCCTTGGTAACTACATCCAACTCATGCGCCGCGACTACCTCGTGTCGAACTTGCAACAAGCCGTGACGAGCGTTGGTCCTGCCAACATCGCCCAAGCTGAAGCCAAGTCAATGCGTGAACTTAAGCGTGACATCGAAGCTACCCTCGCTTCCGACAACGAAATGACTGTTGAAAACGGTGCTGGTACTCCCTACGGTATGCGCGGCCTTGGCAAGTGGATTCAGTCTACCGCTCAAGCCACGAACCCGGTTCCTGCTGCTTATCGTACGCCTTCTGGCTCGATCCTTAGCGCAGCTCCTACGGAAACCACCTTCAACGATGTTATCGGTTCGATCTTCTCCCGTAATGGCGAGATGAACAGCCTCACGCTCGTTGCTAATGTTGCCCTCCGCAAAGTCGTTTCGGGCTTCACCCGTGCTACCGCTTCGGCCAGCAGCCAAACCTACCACGTCAATCAAGATGCGACCAGCAAGGCTATCACCTTCGCTGTTAACCTCTATGACTCTGACTTCGGTATCGTTAAGATCGTTAACGGCAACCCAAGCTGCATGACCGCTTCGAACGGCCTTGGCTATGTCATCAACCCGAAATACCTCGGCTTCAACACCCTCATCCCGATGGGTGCTACCCGCCTTGAGAACCAAGGTGGTGGCGAGCGTGGTTACATCGACGTTGCTGGTACGCTTGTTGTCAAACATCCGCAAGCTCACGGCAAGATCGCTTATTCCTAATCTTAACTCAAACACTAACTAGAAAGACATAAGAATATGCCTCAACTTGCTAACCAAGAATCGCGTGGTTTCACCCACTCGTTCCGTATCACTGGTGCTGAACTCGCTTCGTCGGGTTATCTCACCTCATCGCAAAAGACCATTGCCCAACTGCCTGTTGGTGGTATCGTGACGAACGCTGCCGTGTTCCAACAAACCGCTTCCGCTGGTGCGTCTGACTTGACGCTTTCGGTTGGAACTGTTTCCGGCACTGCAACGAACCTCATCGCTGAGTTCGATCTCGACGCCAACACCGACAAGGTCAAGTTCAACACGGGTTCCGCTGTTGACACTGAGCCGGGTCTTGTGAACGCTACCACATCTGCCCTTCCGATCTTTGCTAAGTTCGGTGGAACCGTTGGTAACGTGACCGCTGGTGAATGGCTCGTCTGCTTGACGATCCTCGATCCCGGTGCGCTTGCCGCTAGTGCCTAAACCCTAATTGGGGTGGGAGGATATAAAGACCCCTCCCGCCCCTTTTCTTCCTACCAATGATCTGCGAAGAAGCACTTACTGACGCACTCGTTAAAGAGCTTTGCTCTGGTCGAATGCTGAAGGAGTCACTACAAAACAAACGAGAAATTGAAGCGGCAGCTGAGGCTCGCGCCATGAAGGATGCCAAATCACCGTTAGGAAAAGCCATTGGAGCGATTCCTCAACACGAATATTTTCTATTAGCTAACAAGTACGGGACAGAATGCTGGGACGACCGTGAGTTTGTCCGTGACTTTTTCAAATCACAATCACATCTAAAAGCAGGAGACATCTAATATGACTACAAAGACCTACACGGAGTTGTTGGACCAAATCAAATCGCTTTGCGGTGTTGAGTTTGCCACAATTGAACTTCCACGAATCAATGCCTTGGTTAACCGCCGAGCAAAACGCGCATACCGCGCATCAAACAATTGGCCGAGGTTTATTACGGTTGGTCAAGCTCGTGCCGTCTCAAGCAAGAATGTTCCCTACACTGAAGGCATTCTTGATACCATTGGAACTTTCTTGAAGATTCAAGCGGTTGCCCCATACACAACTCCTAGCCCACAAGATTACAATTTCTATGTTGATTCTGGTGGTGCTAAACTAATTACCAGTGCGAACCCAGCATCGGTATTTGTGACTTACAAAAAGGTTTTGAGCGACACTTATGGTGAAACTACTGGGATGCAACCCGCTGTTCCCTCAGAATGGTTTGATTACATTGCTCACGGAGTTTACGCTGATTACCTTCGTGCTGAAGGTCAACAAGAAAAATCTCAACTTGCTGATTCTGAAGCGTCCATGATTCTTAACGACGAACTTGTGCAAATTGAACAACAAGGTGCAGGTATGACCTTTGGAACAAGGTATCTAATGAACACTAACGGCAATGCTGTTGCTAATGTTGTTCCTCGCACCTCACAAGGATAATGCAAACTCGCCTTTATTCTGATTTGTTTGGGTTGATCCAAGCTATGCTTGGGATTAACTTCTCCGTAGTGGAGGCAATTAGGGTAAAGGCACTTATTAATCGCCGCGCACAGAGGGCATATCGGGCTAGCAACTACTGGACGAGGTTCCTTAAGGTAGCCGAGCAACGTGATGTTGTGGATGGACTTGTTCCGTATGAGCAGTTCCAGATGCCTACGATTGACACATTCCTGCGTATTTACTTGCAACATCCGTACAGGGCAGGTGGTGGACAGGAGTTTGAGTTTACCGTAACATCTCTTGGAGCAACGCTAATTGCTGATAGTTCATCGTCTGGTATTGCGTTTGTGACATACAAGGCGGCGATGCCAACCTACTATGGTGACAATGATGGCGAGGACTCCGCAGTACCATACGAGTGGTTCCAGTATATTGCACATGGTGTCTACGCAGACTACTTGCGTGCAGAAGGGCAACAGGACAGAGCTGCAATTGCGGAAGTCGAAGCTAACGAGATATTAACAGATGAGTTAATGCGTCTTGACGAACAGCACACGCAGACTGTAATATCACCACGTATTTTTACCACCTCCAACATGACCAATCGTTATGGATATGGTGCTATTGTTGGGGGAACTATTGCGGGATCAACAAACCCACCAATCCTAGACGAAGAAGGCGACACAATCGTAACAGAAAACTCACAAACTCTCACAACAGAAGGATAATATGTCTACCAAGATTTCACAACTTACAAGCGCAGTCGATGTCACCGCAAACGATCTAATTCAAATTGTGGATGTTGAGGATGGGGTAATGGCTCCTAGCGGCACAAACAAAAAAGCTACGGCTAGTTTACTTGCCAATCAACTCGTTCCTCTAATTAACACTGGTGCAATCGCTGGGAGTAAAATTGCTGACAGCGGAATAACCAGCGCAAAAATTGCAGATGGAACAATTGTAAATGCTGACATCAATGCTTCCGCTGCAATTGCAGGCACGAAAATCTCTCCAGATTTCGGGTCGCAAAATATTGTTACAACTGGGTCGCTTTCAGCGGGTGTTGGCAGTGTCATTTCTGGATCTAGTTCTGGAGATGCACTTCGCATCACCCAGACCGGAACTGGTAATGCTATCGTTGTTGAGGACTCAACAAACCCAGATGCAAGTCCATTTGTCGTAAATCAACATGGCTCGCTTCAAATTGGTTTCAATCAGATTCTTGATATTACTGGTTACAATGGATTTGAGGGGCTTCAGCTTTCTAATTCTGGTACTTCCACATCTTCTGCGGCAATCACCATGTCAAGGTGGTCAGCTGATAACGGTGGGCCAGTAATGACTATTGGAAAAAGCCGTGGTGTTGGTGTTGGTAATAGAGAAGTAATTCAAAATGGAGATATTCTAGGCGCAATTAACTTTGCGGGAGACGATGGTGGCACTGGCGACTTCTTAGTTGGTGCCAGGATTCTTGCAGCAGCAGATGGCACAATTGGACTTAATGATCTCCCGTCTCGCTTGCAGTTTTTGACAACGCCCGATGGTGCTTCATCCCCAGTCGAGGCGATGCGAATTAACAGTGCTGGAAATGTAGGTATTGGAGCAGCATCCATTGAGTCAAACTGTTTGCTAAAACTTGAAAGCACAACCAAGGGATTCCGACCTCCATCAATGACTACCACTGAGCGCAATGCTATCTCAACGCCAATTGCTGGGTTGATGATCTATAACAACACGACGAATAAGCTCAACTTCTATAATGGTTCTGCTTGGGAAGCTGTGACAAGCTCAGTCTAATATCAGATACTGATGAAATACGCTCTTGCAAATATGCTTAATGGGTATGGTGTCCGAGGACTTGATCCAGATGCTAAGGCGTATATTGATGCGGTAATTGCCGCTGGTGCTACTGTTACATCAACCCAGCGCAATGCGATCAACGCATTCGTAAAGGGTGGGAAAACGGATGGTTGGTGGGTATCCATGAAGAGGATTTACCTGCCAATCTGGGCTATTGCTGCGCCAAACGCAATCGACATTGTTAGCGGAACAAGCGGTACATTTGCTGGAACAGTTACCCATGCCGCAGGATATGTTCAAGGTAACGGAACTACTGGTTTGTTTAGATTCAACGGGACTCCAAGCAGTCTTGGTTTAACAAACGCAAGTGGTTTCTTGTTTACTCTTTGCAATCAAGCAATGACGGCAACGGGTTCGCACATTGGTGTTTTACAAGGAACAACAAACCGATGCACCATAGCATCATCTGGAACATTAGCAATAGCTTCTGAATTTATTGTTTCTGGAACTGCCGCTATAACAGGAAACACCATTCCTCTTGCCAACCAAAATGGAGTTCTCTGCTTCTCTCGTACATCTACAACAAGTTTGACGATGTATCAGAGAAAGACTGCCTCTGGGTTAGTTACTCTTGCGACAAGCACTAATACGGAGTCTGGATCTTCACCAACAGAATCTGTTTGCGCTATGGCACGCGGAAGAACATCCACTACTGCCGATAGTTACACCAATGGCAGACATGGCGCGTATGGAATTGGACTTGGAATGCCTCAAGCAGATGTAAGCAATATGACGCTTGCCGTTAAAAATCTTTGGGAGACTTGCACTGGATTAACATTGCCATGATAGGGTTTATTACAGATCAATACACCGCAGCGCAGGTTAACGAATCTGTGGCTAACGCTCAAATTGAGCGTGGACTCCCAGTCTTCTGGATACCGGGAGTTTATGAGGTTTTTCATGGAGAGCATATCGGTATGTACTTCATCCCATGCGATAATGATACATTGGCGACTCCTTTGCGTGGACACCCGCCACTCACCCCTGTAGACTTTCCAGAATTTTCAACGATTATCAAGGAGTTAGGTGGACTTGATGCTCGTGTTGACATATCACCTACAGATATTATAGAATAATATATATGAAAACTACCGCACTTGGAATCCTTACTATCGTTGCCACACTTTCCAACGTTGGCATTCAAATCCTTAAAGGCGGCGCACCAGATTTTGTTGGCGCGTTTGCAGCTGTCACCGCAGGCATTGGCCTAATCAAAGCGAGGGACAACAAATGACCGCAGAACATGGAAGAGACTTGCTGCATGGAGTGGCAGGCACGGTAGCCCCCGCACTTGGGGTTATTACCTCATTTCAAGAACAACTGGAGTGGGGACTCCGCATGACCTCGCTGACGATTGGTATCGTTGTAGGCTTGCTTTCCCTGTTCAAACTGCTTAAGAAATTGTAAGTTGACATCGCTGTTTCCTATTGGCTATGAAGTACGCACTAGGAAACATCCTTAGCAGTAGTAGTGTCATTACTGCTGGGACCAATCTGCTTTCTGGCCTAATAGCTTATTGGAAGCTAGAGGAGGCAAGCGGTACTCGTTATGATTCTCACGGAAGTTATGATCTAACGGAGAATGTAGGCATTGACAGTGAGGTTGGTGTTAAAGGTGACTGCGCGGTATCCAATAGCACGTACGATGATGGGAGAAGTTTAACAATCTTCCCTTCTCCATACGATTCCGTGGGTGCGAGTTGGAGCTTGTCATTTTGGATGTCAACAAATGATAGCAATGACGACACATTTCATATGTTTCCAAATGCGTGGGGCAATTGTGTATTGTTTGAAATATTAACAATTGACGGTAATAAAGTTGTCCAAGGTCGTTTATGGAAAGATGGGGAAAATTCTGAAATTAGCACAGATATTAGCAGGTCTGGAATCTATACTGAAGGTTTTATCCATGTCGTGATAACACATGATCTACCAACGAAAACCGTGCGCGTGTATTATGATGGAGTTGAGGAACATATTGTAACTTACACTACAAGTCTCAATCCAGTTAATGGTACAGAATCTGCCGACGCGAACACTATTCTTTCCATGTTTGCTGGTGACACCGATGGCACTGACTACGCTGGTCCCGGAAAGCTGGACGAGGTTGGAATCTGGGGCAGGGCTATTACCGCAGCCGAGGTGTCCGCGCTCTATAATAATGGTAGCGGGATAACCTACGAGGAATTATAATCCTAATAAAGGTTGATTTCTCTATTGGATACGTTTAAAAAGCTCTGAGTAGGTCAACCCATGCTTGACCTACGTGGTAGAATTCAAGCATATGACCAGAAACCAGATTATTGAGCTTCAGAGGCGCATAGGGGCGACTCCAGACGGGTTCTGGGGGCCGAAGTCCATAAAGTCTTGCAAAGCCCACCTACGCGCTCTCATGCCCAAGGAGAACCCTTGGCCTACCACCGACCAAGCAAGCCTCACTGCGTTCTACGGGCGACCCGGCGACGATAAGCAACTGGTCAACCTCGCGGTGGGTGACCTCGACATTCGCTATGACGGCAAGAATGTGAAGTCCATTCGCTGCCACCACAAGGTAGCACCCAGCCTACGCCGCATCCTAGAGCAGATTGCCAAGACCCCGCATTCATGGGTGTTGAAGGAGTACGCTGGATGCTTTAACAATCGCCCCATGAGAGGTGGTTCTTTGCCCTCCCTGCACGCCCGTGGAGCCGCGATAGACCTTGCCCCCAGCACCAACGCCAACCGCGAGCATTGGCCTAGCAGCGCAAACATGCCGCTGGAGGTGATGGAGGTGTTCGCCAAAGAAGGATGGTTATCTGCCGGGGCTTTCTGGTCGCGGGATTCCATGCACCACCAAGCCACGCGATGACAATACCCAAGCATATCCAAGTTGGCGGCCTGCGGGTGAAGATCAACATTGTTGAAAATCTTGAGGAATATGGCAATTTTTCGCTTGACGACCTTACCATTACCCTGCGCAATGGCGACACCAAGGTGATGCTTGACACTCTCAGACACGAAATGATGCATGCCGCTTTCGCCATTGGCGGGATAGGACACTGCAAACCATTCGAGGAGGTCGAAGAGGGTGTTGTGCGTTGTCTTGACCATATCTTCTTCCCAGCGTGGTCGAAGATCCAACAACAACCAAAGAAACAATGACATACAAGAAGTTACCACCATTGGACTTCATCAAGGAATGCTTTGAATTGTCCAATGAATCACCGTCTGGAATCAAATGGAAAAATGAAAGGCCACAATCGCATTTCAAAACATTGCGTGGTTGGCGTATCTGGACAGCCCAGTTTTCTGGAAAGAATGCTGGGAATATCCACTCGCCGGGCAATGGATACAAGCACTGGGAGATTCGTTTGGCGGGTTCGCTTTACAAAGCGCACCGCATTGTTTACATGCTAGCAAATGGCATTGATCCTAGCGATTTTGAGGTAGACCATATTGACGGAAACGCGACAAACAATGATCCTAAAAATCTTCGTTTGGCGAACCATGTTGAAAATGGTCATAATAGGAGCAAAAACAGAAACAACAAATCTGGCCATAAGGGTGTTTCTTGGTATAAAAATTTAAGGAAATGGGTGGCTGAAATCATGGTTGATGGCAAGCGCAAGCGGCTTGGATGCTTTGATGAGCTTGCAGATGCCGCTAATGCGTACAGGGAGAAATCTTTGTTGCTTCATAAAACATTCTCACCCTTCGCAACCGCAAACATTAACGCATAACCAATATGGCCTCGTACAAGAAATTTATCGTTGTTGCTGATAATCATGGTGTGCATGGATGCCAAAAGGCAATCAAGAAAGCTCTTGATTTCAATAAAACTTGGGGGGCGCATTACCGCATCCACCTTGGTGATTTCATCGACCTTTCACCATTAAGGCGTGGTGCGTCCGCCGAGGAAAAGGCAGATGGAATCTCCGACGATGTGATGATGGGCATGGAGTTCATTCGCCAGTATCAGCCCCATTACCTAACAATTGGAAATCATGAGGACAGGCTAGCACTACATTCCACCTCATGCTCTGACGGAATGTTGCGTGAACGATGCACTGAACTATGGTCTGAGATCGAGGACGAGTTCCGAAAGATGAAGATCAAGACCTGCCCGTATCATGTGAGCAAGTTTCTCCGCATGCCAGAGGGTGGGCCAAAACTCATCCACGGGTTCCGCGCAACCATGTACCCTGCCAAGTCTCACTACGAGAACTGGGGTGCTTGCATCCACGGCCATGTTCACAAGCCCGATGTCTATGTGGCTAGGCATATTGACGGTGAGGCTAGCTTCAGCGTTGGTTGCCTTGCAGACATCGACCAGTTGACCTATGCCGACCGCACTCCCGCGAAACTAGCGTGGAGGAATGGGTTCCTCTATGGGCTAATCAACACCAAGACGGGTGCGTGGCAAGCATGGAATGTTGTCAAGGAAGGCGACGACTGGATTTCGCCAATGGGTATTCTCTGATCATCCAACTTTCCATCCAACTTTACAACCAACCACCATCCAACCAATGAGAATAAAAAAAGCAAATGACGCAATGTGTGTGCGCGATGTCACAACCGAAATCGAAAACCTAATAATGGAGAATGACTTCGAGTCAGCATTGGATATGTTGACGCAGTTGAGAGATGAATTAAGGTTTTGGGGATGGGATAGGAAATGCAAAGACTACACCCCGACTGGTAAAAAACAAACCAAACAAAAAAATGAGAACGAAAGCACAAGTAGCACTAACCGCACTAGAACAAGCACTCAAGATCACCGGGGTGCAGGAACCAAAGCGTGACGACGAGTTCACCGCAGGCGAGTATGCCGACAAAGCAGAAATGCACACGGAAAGCGCAAGGCGTTTGCTGAACCGCTATGTGAAGGACGGTAAACTCGCATTACGCAAAACACCCAAGGGTCAATTCTACTCAATCCTGTGACCGACGAGGACTGGGGGTTCGACGAGGCACGCCGCCTCATGCGTAAATGCTCCTGCAAAAAACCCACCAACGAGCTGCGTTACGAACCCGGCGTGACCTACATCATTTGCAACTGCGATACGAAAAGTCCACGCTCATTCATGGAGGATTGGCATCCAAAGCAAGTCGTAAGACATTGGAACGCAACTGGTTACATTTCTCTGCAAAAAAAGCGTTGACCTAGTTACCATGCTGCTGTCAACTATCCACAACTGATCACATTGATCACAACCAATAGAACAAAATGAACCTAGAACATACCACACCCGCCTTGAATAAGGCACTCGCGCAGGCTCAATTTGAAGTTGAGAATGCAACCAAGAGCAGCATCAACCCGCACTTCAAGAATCGGTATGCCGATCTCGCAGAAGTCCTCAACACAGTTCGACCTGTGTTTGCTGGTCGCGGTTTGAGCATCGTACAAAGCACCTCCTATGACGGCAGTCTAGTGAGTGTCACCACAACCATTCTCCATATGGATGGGGGTCACATCTCGTCCACGGCATCATGCGTCCCAGCTAAAGCTGACGCGCAAGGTGTGGGAGCGTCAACAACCTACCTCCGCAGGTATGCCCTCGCAGCCATGACTGGCATCGCGCAAGAGGACGACGATGGTCAGAGTGCCGCCCACAACAAGCCTGCGGCTCCTGCTACTAAGGAGGACATCGGTAAGCTCAAGGAGCGCATGGAAGGTCTTGGGGTGGACGAGGAAGCGTTCCTCAAGTACTTGGCAGTTAAGTCCCTGTCCGAGCTTACTAAGCCTGCTGTAGCTAAAGCTAACGCATCTCTGGATGCCAAGGCGAAGAAGGTAGGAGGTGCAGCATGACCGCTCAAGAACTCTGCCAATGGTTCGCAGAACGCGAACGGCAAGTTAGGTTGGCAAAGCATGACCAACCAAAACCGAAACCAGTCGATGCCGATCGCCGTAGGGTGATTGGCTACAACGGGTACGGACAAGTCAAACGCAATGGACAAGTATTTAGAACCCACTCTGGACGCTAACATGAAAATCATCGAAGGAATGGGGCGTGAATACTACGCACAAACCGCAAGCCCAACCAACCTCCAAGGTCCAGTCAGCAAGTCATTGCTCTGGGACTTCAACCGCAGTCCGTACAAGTGGTTCAATAACCGCAGGGAGAAGGAATCAACACCCGCCATGCGGACCGGAGTCCTATACCACACTGCCTGCCTTGAGCCTCACAAGCTTGAGACGGAATACATCGTTTCACCTTACTCCGACTTCCGCACCAAGGAAGCGCGTGAGTGGCGTGACAGCATGACTGGCATACAGGTCATCACTGCTGACGAGTACATTAAGGCCGAGAGCGCAGGGTATGCGTTTCGGAAAAATCCAGCAATCGAGCATCTGCCCGGTTATCGTACCGAGCTTGCTGTTTTCGCGGATGTATTTGGCACACCTTGCAAGTGCCTTATCGACCTCGTTCCGGACTCTGGAGTGTCGCTGATCGACCTCAAGACAACTCAGTCTATTGAGAGCGTCGAGCAACTCACATCGCTGATCATCAACCGTGGCTACCACTGGCAGGCAGCACTCTACCTCGACCTGTGGAACATGGCATCTGGCGACAACCGCACAGAGTTCATGTTCGTGTTCATGGAAGTTGACAGACCCTATGAGATGGCGAACATCCTCCTCGACGAGGACTTCATCAAGCTTGGCCGCGAAGGTTACATGAATGCGCTAGCCAAGTGGAACCAGTGCGTCCAGACTAATACATTCCCACCTGCCATTGACGGCATCCAAACAATCTCACCTCCAAAGTGGGCAACCAAAACAAAATAACCATATGAGCTACGACAACACAAATACTGGCATCCTGTTCAAGAACGACACAGGTGATAACCCGAAGCGTCCTGCATACAAGGGCAAGATCGATGTCAACGGAGTTGAATATCAACTCGCAGGTTGGCTGCGTGAAGGCAAGAGCGGGAAGTTCATCTCGCTGAAGATCGACGAGGGTAAGGGTGGCAAGCCTGCGCCGAAAGAAGAGACCGACGAAATTCCCTTCTGATCCATCTCCGCAGTGATGAGCGGTCTCATTGTCATTCTCTGGCCCGGAGGTTCATCGCAGGGCAACCACTTTCCATGAGATCACTTAAATTCAAATACAAGACCAAGGTCAAAAACCCAGACATCATTCGCAGGATGAGAACCTCCGAGGGTGATGTCTACAACGACATTCAGATCATCGGGGACTTCTACCGGGTCATGCCAGTCAACGCCAAGGAGTGGTGGTATCTCGCCACCCTAGAGCATGGAGTTGACAAGCACGCACCCGCCAAGGGTGACGGCATCATCGTCATCCAGTCTGCCATCGATTTGGTTTCCAACCACGCATAAGTTTCTGCGAGCGAGGACGCAGTGTTCTGCCCGTGGCCCACGGGTTCCTCGCAGGGCAAATTTTCCAATGAAAGTCACACACGTTTCCGACCTTAAAACCGACGAGCTTTGCAAGGAGTTGTCTCAACGCATGAGCCGCAGCAAGGCCATGAAGATCATCGAGGTTTGTGCCGAGATTTTCGGCATCCACCCATCGCAGATACTTGCCTATGATCGACAGCTTGCCCCAGTGCAGGCTAGGTCGCTTGCAATGGCACTGGTTGCCGAGCATCACACGCTAGCCGAGACTGCTCGTATCTTCCAGCGTCACAACCACACCACCGTTATCGCCGCCAAACAACGAGCAGACCGCTTCACCCGTAACGATGAGGCGTTTCGTGAGAAGGCTATGTTTGTAATTAGACGACTAAAATGAAATACGAAATCACCATAGGCATAGACCCCGGCGCGAACGGAGGCATCGCGTGGATTGACTACAACGGCAAGGCTTGCGTCGAGAAGATCCCAGACACCCTGCAAGACCTCTGGGAGTTGATCTGCGACATCACCAGCTACCCGAAGTCGTCCATTGATGGCAGGAGCTACAAGGCGTACATCGAGCAGGTGGCGAGCAGTCCACAGATGGGCGTGGTATCGGCATTTAGCTTTGGCCGAGGATATGGCAACCTTGAGATGGCGTTAACTGCGGCTGGAATACCTTTCGAGCGTGTGCGCCCACAAGTCTGGCAGAAGGCACTGGGTTGCATGACCAAGGGTGATAAGAATGTCAGTAAGAGCAAAGCGCAGGAACTATTCCCAGACCGCAAGATCACACACGCAACAGCTGACGCATTACTCATAGCCTACTACGGAACGAAGCAATGACCGACCAAGACAGAATCGCCAACCTCATCTCTGCCATCTGGTATCAACATCCATTTTGGCCCTCGACCTTCGGGCCATGCGCCAATGACGGATGCTCTGGTTCTGCCCGTGGTTGCCGCGAGTGCAAGCAGTGCCTTAAGCAGCAACTTGCAGACTTGACATGCAAAGAATTAGCTGATGAATTTTTCCATGTACTAGCAATGTGCAGGAACCTTGAACACGAACTAGTAGAAAAACGATGAAACCAAACCACTATAAGATACTTAGCGACTGCGTGTATGATGGAGCTATCTACGGAGTCATGAGGGCATTCAAGTACAACGAGATGCCGACCGAGGAGCAGATAGCAGACAGGGTGCGCGATGCAGTCATGAATGAGATTTGCGAACACTACGACTTCGAACCACATTCATCCGATGAAGATTACTGAAGAACAACTCCAGACGATCATCAAGCGTTACGAGGCACTGGATGCTGCAACGGCAAAGGTTATCGATGTCGGATGCATGGACCCAGACGGGCCATTGTACGATGCCATCTGGCGCATGTTTGATGAGATGCTATTGATGATCGATCCTCACTCATGGATTTCGTGGTACATCTTCGACAACGCTATGGGAGCAAATTGCCTTGAGGCAGAGTGCGGATCGAAGATGATCAAGGTTACAAACCTCAAGAAGCTTTTAAGCGTGATCAACTCATGAACATGGAACTTGTTAGCCTATTCGTTATACTGGTGATCATGAGCATCCTGTTCCTATCACCGGGACCAGACGACTTCATTTGATATGCCACGCTTCGTTCGCAACCCAACACTAGCCGAGGACGGACTCCCGCAGGAAATGTTCCTCGATGTTCGTCGAGCATGTGAAAGGTGGTTGCTGGCAAACGATCCGTTTTACTGCGACGAGGACAACTATAAAACATGGAAAACCAAAACCAATGAACAAACAAGCACTACTGAAAGTACACACAGAAACTTGCCGACAAGCGTTGGCGATAATGGATGTAAAAAATAACGATTATTCTGGAGGTGAGCATGCACACGATGCGCTTGCTAACTTCAAAGCTAGTGAGTCGTTAGGCTTACATCCTATCACTGGTCTTCTGCTGCGAATGCAGGACAAGTTGCAGCGTCTCAAATCGTTTGCAAACGATGGGAAGCTTGCTGTGCCGAACGAGTCTGCCGAGGATGCCTGCCTCGACCTCGTTAACTACGCTATCTTGGCCAAGGCGTTGATCATCGACGAGCGTGGAATCACCACCGCAGATGTCCCAGAACCGTCCAAATTGCCCGATTACCCCGGTCTGGACGACGAATTAGAGTAGGAAAATTCCTAGATTTTAAGCGGGTTGCAGCGGATTCTGAAACTTTTTTCAGAAATTCTGCATTTTTCTGTTGAGTTTATTCCACTCATGTGGGAGAGTCTTCTCGTTGCCAGCAGGCAGCACCAACAACCAACCAGAACAAACCAATGAAAAACAAAATTGAAACAATTATCGAAACCCTCTTAACTTACAATCAACGCATGGCAGCTGAGGCAATCTTGGACTTGCTGGTTGAGGGGGCAATTAGTGAGCGTGAAGCAAAACGCCAACTCGCAGTTAACGGAATCAACATCTAACCATTCCGCTGGGTTCCACCCCCAGCACAACCAACCACACACAATGAACACAGAGAGACTCGCAGATGATGCACTACAAGCTTGGGTGATCAACCCAATGCGCCGCAACAACGCTCGCTTTGCCTTGTACGGAAACGATGGGCAGTATCACGGCTCATTCCCAGATGAATCGTCCGCTCACAGCTACGTAGACGAGGTTGCATCAACTCCAGCATGGATTGGAGAAGGATACCAAGTCATCAAATTCCGTTAATAAAAACCAACAAACCACACACATGAACCTTCCAGAACCACCCACATGGCTTGCAGTCATCCTCTCAGCCCTACTTGGCGCAGCCTTCATCGGCGCGGCAATCATCCTCAAAGAATTCGTACACAGCTACTAATGAAAAAACAAAAGTACACCTACAAAATGGCGCGGATGGGCCTGCCAATCATCCACATGAAAAGCCGCAAACCCACCCGCAGGATATGCTGGTGCAGGGTCATCCCGCTCGCATCATGCGTGGCACTTTGGGTCGCGGTGATCTGGCTCCTTGTGAAGGGAGGTATTGCATGAGTGCTGGCAAGGGTGACACTCCACGACCAGTAGACGCAAAAGCGTACGGTGAGAATTACGATGCAATCTTCCGCAAGGACAAACCAGAACCGAAACCAGAACCAAAAACAGAACATGGAAAGTAACCACAACGAATGCCCGTGCTGCCATCAAGACTGGGTGGCAGACACCGACCGAACCTGCCCCACCTGCGACCTGCCAGTCTCCGAACACGTAAGTGTCGAGGTGCTGTGCAGGAGGGTTTGTGAGGCGCAGAATCGTGAGAGTGCGCTGATCGTGGAGAATAAGCGACTGAAGGCATTGCTGGAGGAGAAGGAAATATTCATCCAGCGTGTCATCACTTGGCCACATGATGCCGACCCATTCACCTCATCAGACCACGACAACGATTTTAGAAATTATCTATGACAAAAATACATTGGCGCATCTGCGCCTGCTGCGGACTCCCAAAAGCACTGGAGGAGTTCCGCAGTACCACCAACTGCAAAAAGTGCCAGAACAACAATGAAACGAGGAAGAAAACCACTACCGCAGGGCAAGCATCGCATAGCCCGATCCATAACAATGTCACCAGAATCGTGGGAGATCCTAGCCCACCTCCAGAAGCATCACTTCCGAGGAGAGAAGTCACGCAGCCGGGCAATTGAGCATTTCATCCGCTTCATGCAGGACAACATTGAGGAAGAATGAGCATTCACTACATATCGCAGGCATGGAAGACACCAGTAGCCGATGCCAAGGCCAAGTTGGTCCTGCTCAAGTTGGCCGACAATGCCAATGACGAGGGTGTTGCTTGGCCCCACATCGAGACCATCGTGGCAGAGACAAGTCTGTGCCGTAGCAGCGTCTTCCGAGCATTGGACAAGCTTGAGGAATCTGGACTGATCACCCGTCATCGAGGACGAAACGAGGTGGTTTACAGAATCCAGAAGTGTCTCACGGACACCTCTAGAAGTGTCCCACAGACACCCCAGAAGTGTCTCACAGACACCTCTACAGGTGTCTCACAGACACTTACCCTTACTAAAGAAACGTCAAGAGAACATATAGGGGAAGAAACGGAGAAACCCACGAGGTTCAAGAAGCCCACCATTGCCGAAGTCCACGCCTACGGAATGACCCTCACTCCACGCTTCCTCAAGGCCCAGCAGTTCTGCGATTACTACGAGTCCAAGGGATGGGTAATCGGCAAGTCACCAATGAAATCGTGGAAGGCAGCAGTTCGCACTTGGCAGGCCAAGGACAAACCCGTAACCAAGGCACAGACATCCGACCAATTTGGAATATGACAGAACAAACCATACCCTCAGCCCATCCATCAGAGAAGGCAGTCATCTCATCCATCCTCAAGGACAGCACCCTGCTCAAGCGTGCTGCCGCAGATGGGTTGTCTGCCGACTCGTTTCACCATCCAGACACCAAGACCCTGTGGGAAGCTTGCAGGGAAATGCCAGCATCGGACAACAACCAGTTCGACCTCATCGCAGTCGTCCAGCATCTGACCGAACGTGGATCAACTTTCGGTTACAATAAGCTCGACCGCATTGGTGGAGCATCGCAGGTGGTTGAAGTTTACAACTACGCCCCGACTCCCGCAGGATGGAGTCAGTGGGTTGCCACCCTCAAGGAGTACCAAGCACGCAGACTCGCGCAGTCTGCCGCCCGTGAGATCGCTGAGGCAGACGATGCCGCAGGAGCAATCGCATCATTCCGCACCACCCTCCAAAGCCTCCAGCAGGTGGTGAGCGGTAAGCAACGGAGCATCGACGCAGAGAAGGCATCCAAGCAGTTCATCGAGAACCTCATGCGCGACTACAACTCTGGAGACCTTCCGGGAGCTTCCACAGGCATCCCAGAGATCGACGCTATTTGCGGCGGAATGAGACCCGGTGAGTTCTGGGTTGTCGCTGGAAAGCCTTCTAGAGGCAAGTCTGTCCTCATGCTACAGATCGCCGCAAAGTTCATCGCAGATGGCAAGCCCATCGCCATCCACTCGCTGGAGATGATGAACCACGAAGTCATCGGCAGGCTCATCAGCGTCATGACCCACACGAACTACGGCAGCATCACTCAACCAAGAACCGCAGCCAAGCATGAGCTTCAGAAGATCCAGCGTGGTGTGGAGCAGATCAGCAACGCTCCCCTCTGGATTGACTCAAGCTCCAACCAGAGCATCGACAGCATCGCGGCAGAAGCCGAGCGCATCCGCGACCTGCATGGCAGTCTGGACCTCGTCGTGGTGGACTACCTGCAACTGATCCGAGGAGCCAGATCCAGCAGGGAATCACGCGAGGAGGAAGTGGCTAGGGTATCTGGTGGACTCAAGCAACTAGCCAAGCACCTCAAATGCCCAGTCATCAGCGCAAGCCAACTCAACGACAACAACCAAGTCCGAGAGTCCAGAGCTATCGAGCAGGACGCAGATGCCTTGCTGTTCATCGCAGAGGACGGAATCAAGGTTGGGAAGCTCCGAAACGGACAGCGTGACGTGGTCCTGCCACTCAGACTCAACGGTCAGTACCAAGAGTTCGTCTGATCCTACAGGCAACATCCTCCACCAAACAGCGCTAGATCGCTCCAGAATCGCTCACACAGCGTCTGGAGCTTTCTTGTGGGTAATGTGTCCATAAATAGGGTCGAGAGCATACAGTGGCATTTCCGTGCGATTACGAGGGTGATGCTCTGGAACGCAGTGGTGATGGGGATTTAAGATCATGGCGGGAAAGTCACAGAATCAGCAACTTTCTTGCGGGGAACCGCTCCCGCTTTCGCAAAAGATTTCCGAAACACGCACGCGAGGGTCGAGCCACCCACCACATCTAGTGCTGCACCCACCAACTCACGGGTTGATTACTGATTGGCGACCACCCGATCCCGTGGAACACCGATGAATACTGGTGATTTCCGTGGAACAGAATTCAGCATTACGCATATTGTTACAAGTACTGGGGGGGAGGGGGTCGAGTTTTGGCGCGGCGAAAAATGACGGGGCGGTTAAAGTCACCTTTAAAAATTCGTCAATTGGCCCACTATCGGAGAACAATCAGCGATTGCTCCGTTGGTGGGATTTTTGCTCCTTTTTTAAGATTGTCGATTGCCCATAGTGGGCGAAGGTTGGAGTAGTGATTTAGCCGTACGACATCTTCTGGCGTTTTGGCTGATGCTAATGGCACAATATGGTCGATATGCCACTGGTTTCTGTTATCCCAACTCATCCCATCAACAAATTGGTTTTCGATATGGGATTTCAATGATTCCCAATCACACCCGATGATTTCTTGGGATTTGGATGTTTTTGAGTAGCCTCTTTCCCTAAAGGATTTGGAAACCAACGATCTTACGCCAATGCTGAAAGCATAAAGCGTATCGTTTTTGCGCCTGTCCATTCTTCTTTTTCTTTTGACTTCATTGGCGTGTTTTTTGTTTTTCTGATAATAATCCTTGGCGTTTTGATTGTGCTTATCACGGTTTATTATTCTCCATTGTTTATTCGACAGATTGTGTTTTTCTGGGTTTTTGAGCCTTAAGCGTTTAGCTGCTCTTTTTACGGACTCGTTTCGTTTAATTGCCGACTCCCAAGTCACCCATACTTCTTCGGGTTTTCTATTTGGAGTGTATTGCCAAAAGACCTTCCCGTCTGCTCTAACATCCCACCTTTTCCACCGCCAAACAAAAGTGTTGACTTGTACTTCAAATTCCAATAATGGTTGTGTAGCTTCTTGCATGCTGATCCATGTTTGAGGTTAGCCGACCCTACGACCGTTATCGTAGGATCGGCATAACAATACTCTATTTTAACACTTAGTCAATACATTTATGGCATCACCTGTAAGTTGGGATCTTCAAGGACAGAATGGTAGTACTGTGCTTAATGCTGGCACGTCCTACTCTGGTAACATCCGCTGGATTCAAGTTGTGAATGATGCGGTGCTTGGTACTGTTGCTAGTGCGTCTGGCAATGTTGCCAACCCGACCCGCTTGCAGTCCATCACCCTTCCTGCTGGATTGGGTATTGGTGGCCGATTTTCGTCGGTTGCGGTGACCTCTGGCGTTGTCATTGCCTACTTTGAGTAATGTCCCAATTCCGTTCCATGGGTGGAATGGACGACTCGATTGCCGAGGATGGTGATCGGGGTTTTATTGGCGTGAACCAGAGGTTGCAGCTTAACCAGTTGCAGCCGGGTGAGGTAAGGGAGTCATTGAATGGACGCATGGAGGGTTACTGGAGACCTCGTAAGGGGATTGTGGCGATGACTGGTGCGTTTACCACCACTGGCACACCATTACAGTTGCCATTTTATTTGATGAATGCGTCTAAGAGCATTTCAAATGTGACAGTACCTACGACTAGTACTATCCGTATTACAGTAACGGCTCATGGATTTGAGGTTGATTCTACGGGTTGGGCTAGGATTTCTGGATTGGATTCTGCGGTTAATGGGGATTATCTTTTGACCTATGTTGATGCTAACACTCTAGAGTACACTGTAGATGGCGTTACATCTGTGACTGATACTACTGGCACTTTATCGCAGATGCCGATTAACGATGCGGCTAACGCCAACGTCAGAGCGTCTTGTTTGTTTAGCGATCCAAATACCGCCAATAAAGAGTATGTCATTGTGGCATTGGATACGGTTGCTAAAAAAATCGACCTTGATGAAAACAACAAGGATGCCAATGGGCATCTTTCGTCTGTAAATATTCCATACCCTCCGGGACTAGCACTTGGAGCCGACACCGATATGATACAGGTGTTCGACAAGGTAATGCTCTTCCGAGACGGGCAGCAGGCGTTTGAGTGGTATCCCAATGGTCGTCCTATTGTTTCTGCATCACAGTCTGGAACTACGACCGTTACCATGAATGTGAGAGAGCATGGTTTGCTTGCTGGGGCACAGGTTACGATTGCTGGACTTACTGGTGGTACGCCAGCCAACGGAACATTCACGGTGGTTTCCGTGATAGACCAAGACACCTTTACTTACATTTTTACTACTAGTCAGACCCAGATTTTTGGCGTTTCTGCTGCCACCATGACCGATGGGTTTACCTTGTCGCCCGGTGGTGCGTACACCCAACCACAGACATTCAATATCCAAGCAAAGGATGTAGATGTGGTTTCTGGTCTTGTGACTGCTACTGTTACCGGCAATGTCACCGTTAAAGCTGGAGACATCATCGTGGTTCGAGAGTCCGCAACTCCAGAGCTTTCTGGGATGGTTGGTAACGAGTATTATGTGACCGAGGCCACGACCACTACGATTAAGTGGTACGCGCCTATTGGAGACTACAATACATCATCATCCGATTCCTTTGAGTTTGGTGGCAGGTTTAGCGTTGGAGGAGGATTTATGCACCAACCGGGTGCACCCTGGGGTGTCTACTTCCAACGCCGCCTGTGGGTTCCACACTACTACAACCAGTCTGGTCCGTACAATGCGCCAGTCTTTACCAGCACAAAAATCACCGATGAGATCGCGGTTTCCGACATTCTAGACACAACGACCTTTGACCAGATCGAAAACCAATTCCGCATTAGTGGTGGTACTTCCGATTATGTGGTGGGAATGCACGGGTTCTACGACGATGCGTTGATTGTTTTTAACCGCAACAGCTTACACCTTATTTCTGGCACGATTGGAAGCCTTCTAGACACCAAGGTTACAGAATTGACCTCCGAGGTTGGGTGTTTAGCCCGTAAGACCATCGTATCGCGTGGCAACATGGTCATGTTCTTATCTGATGATGGCGTTTATGCCGTAGAGTTCCTTAACGATTACAACCTTCGTGGTGCGGATGAGCCAATTTCAAAGAACATTCAGCCCTACATTGACCGAATTAACAAGAATTACGCAGACCGATCCGTAGGTGTGCTGTTTGATAACCGCTACTACCTCGCTGTTCCACTTGATTCGGTTGCGGGTGTTAACGATGCGCGTGGAAACAACGCAATTTTGGTGTTTAACTTCCTTAACAAGGGCTGGGAGTCTTTGGACACCTTTGGGGATTCGAGATTTTTAATTGAAAACTTCGTGATCGGCAGTGCAGGAGTCCGCGATAACATTTATGCTGTAACCGCAAATGGTGGATTGCATCAACTTGAGGCAGCAGATACCTCAAATGATTTGTTGAGCGTATCCAATACGGCAAATTTAGTTGTGAGCCCTACGATTAACTCTTCTTTAATCACCCGTGGATATGACCTTGGCACAATGGAACGCAAAAGGTTTACTGACGCTCAACTTATAATGCAAAACTTGGCTGGGCAAAAAGGCGAATACAGCATTTCCTTTGCTACTGAAGATCCAGATAATGCACTTCCAATTGGTACAACGACCGATTTCCTTGGTGGTGTTGTATTAGAAGCAGACTCTCCAAATGAAGCAGAAACAGCAAGTATTCGTTGCAGACTTGGTGGTATTCGTGGCTATACAGGCACAATGATCTTGACAAGAACCATAGGCTCCCCCAAGGTAAACTCCATTAAAGTTGCTGGTTCTGTCACCAACAGACAAATTATCTCACAGAAATAACCGCTATGGGCGCAGTTAATACCACCTACACATTTACGGCTACTGACACAATCACTAGCACGAAGATGAATAATATCATCGATCAAACAACGATGACTAGTGATGCAGTTTTTACTGGAGGAACTATCGAAGTTGTTTCCGGGAAATTGAGGGTTGCTGCTGGAAAAATCACATCAAACGAAATTGCTAGTAATTCAGTAAATACGGATGAAATTGTTAATTCAGCAGTAACAACCGCTAAAATTGCAGATGGTGCAATTACTACGGCAAAGCTGTCTGCCAATTTGATTGTTGATAGTGTTCCATCAAATTTTCCAATTCAAGTCGTTAGCGCAACAAAAACTGACACTCAAATAGTCACAAGTACAACGACAAGTTGGACTGATGTTAGTGGATTATCTATTACTCTTACTAGAGCAAAAGCAAGTGCTTCTGGGAAAATTAGAATTCAAGCGGTTATACCATCTTCAACAAACAATAACGATCACGGCGTAGCTTTTAGAATTATCCGTGGATCTACGGTTATTGGCGTTGGTGACGCGGATGGAAGCAGATTGCGTGCTACATCCAACAGTGGATATGCGGGGCAGTATGCAAACGTTCCGGGAGTTATTGATTTTATTGACACATCACCGGGTTCGTCAGCAACCGTTACTTACAAAATACAAGCAAAAGTTTACAATGCGGCAACTGGATACATAAACAGAACTTATTTTGACACGGATGCTGGTGATTACGAGTTTAGGACAATCAGCACAATGACGCTTACTGAGCTTTCACCGTGAACCAGCACCTAGCAAGAGCAATAGAGATTTATGGAGACGACTTACAACAACTACTGGCATGGCACTTGTGCTACGGCATTGTTGTGTCTAGCGATGAGTATCTTGCTTTTGGGTTCTATTCTGATATTGAAAATCCAGAAAAAGCAGTTGAACCACATTGTTCAAATACCTTGTTTGTCACATTTTCAACTGGAAACATGCTTAAAGCGTGGGAAAGATTTGTTGACAAGTTTGAATACATTGCTTTTCAAAGATCATTCAAGGGTAACAGTAAAATAAGCGTTTACAACATTCAAAACTTTTATTCAAAACTCAAATAATATAAAATCATGGGAAGTGCATTCAGTAGTCCAAAAAAAGTAAAAGCACCAGTATGGGACCCTGCTGCCGATATTGCAAAATTCGTATCTGCATATGGCAATGCCCTTCCTCAAGTCCTTGGATTTGAGAAGCAATTTCGTCCAGAGTTTCAAGCATTAAACTTACAGGACATTTCCAACTTTTTGGGCGGCGTTGGAGGGCAACAAGGATTATTTGGTCTCAGTAGCATGGCTACTCAAGAGGCTGGACAACAACTCGCAGCCTCTCGCGCCGCTGAACTTGGTGCAATGACTGGACAAGCACCACTTACCCGTGGCGTAATGGAGGGACTTTCCCCAGAACAGGCGGCAGTTGTTAGCGGTTTTACGCAAGAGGCAGAACGCGCAAGAGCGGCGGCACAAAATCTCACGCCAGAGCAACAACGAATGTATCAGCAAACGGCCCGCGAAGCTGCACAAGCCTCTGGCCGCCTTGGTGGCAATGCTGCTATTGCATCTGAAATCATGGGCCGCGAGCAAATGATGGCGCAAAAACGCGCAGAGGCGGCTGCCGCTGGTGGTCGCGCATACGAGGCTGCACAAGGTTTCTACACTCAACCCGGACTTGCACTTCTTAGCCAACAACCACTTGCTTACCAGACTGGACAGCAGATGCTTGGACTTGGGCTTGGCGGAATGAAGCAAGGAACTCCGGGCTTGATTAACCCAGACACGGGACTTAACCTTGGTGCGGCTGAAAGGCAAAATATGCTTCAAGCACAAATGGCAAACCAACAAGCAAAAGCAGCATGGAGTGCTGGAGTATGGAATGCAGTTGGACAAGTTGCCGGTTCAATTCCAAAAGCCGTTGGAATGGGTGCGGGCTAATATAATCAAATAACACTATGGCACTACTAGGATCATCCGTTGACCCGCGCCTGTTTCTACAGGACTATTCTGGGTTCACCCGCGCAGCTGAGATTCAAGCGCAGGGTATGCAGAACCTTGGAGCTTCTATTGGTGGGGCTATCGAATCTTATGCCGAGGCTAAGGAGAAGCGTAAAAAGATTGATGCTGCTACTAAGGCTTCAAGAGTTGGAATCGAAAGTGCAATTAAGCTAGGTGAAGCATACGGAATTGATGTGAAGTCAAGTCTTGAGCCGATTCTAGCTAAAATGGATGATCCTAATACAACACCAATGGAAGCTGCCATGTATGGTGAGGAGGCGAAAAACAGAATCACCAATGTTTTAAACATGGGTATTACTGCTTCCGAGCGTGAGAGTGCACAACAACGCGCAATGATGGAGCAGCAGTACAAAGCTGCACAGCTTGGATTACAGGCTGAAAAAGTAGACATCGCAAGACAACAAGCAGCAAAAGGACCAGCTCCTAAATTTGAAATTCGCAGACCAACAATTACATCTCCTACTGGTGAAGTTTTTGAAGGACCAGAGCTTCCTTACGATGAGAGTCGTGGAATGTACTTTGACCCTAAAGTTAGAAAATACATTGCTGATCCGAACCTTATCGGCACTGGTAAAGAGTATGCTCCAGATTCTGCGATGCCTACGCCAACCTCTCAAGTGATGCCAAGCGATGGGAAGTTTGGATTTACTTACAAAACTCGTGATCTTCTTCCAGCTTCGATGCCAAATGCTAGGCAGATTTCACTAGATTTCAATGCCGCTGCTAACAAAAATGCAAAAGGAATTGAAATCATTATTCCAAATAATGCTTCAGATATTGAAAGAGCATTGGCCTTGGATTATGTAAACAAAACAAAAGACTTTTTCGCCAGTAAAGGCGTTGATGTTCCTGTACGTGGCGTTAGAACCGCAGCCGAAAACAAACGTGGATCAGCCAATAGGTTTCATACTGAGCCATTTTTTGTTAATGACGCAGCATCTAGAGCTGCTATTGAATCCGATCCAGATGGTTACGCTAAAGTTCTTGCGAGTACTATTGGCAAGATTCCCGGCGCAATGTTTATCCCACCGCATAAATCAAATGATCCGGGAGCATCAGCAAACGGAATTAACGAGCGCGACTTTGCTAAGAGTGTTTTGATTCCAGCGTTGGAAAGGTTGTCAAATCAATCTTCAACTGCTGCCATAGGCACACCACAGCAACAAGCTGAAGTCGCTCGCATGATCGAGCAAGGTGCTGGAATGGCAACAGCTCAGAACATTCCTCAGGGTGCGATTCCAACCGAGCCATCTATGGCTACGCAGCAACCACAGCTGCCACAGCAGACTGCACCACAATGGACTCCTCCTCCGGGTTTTGCGCCAGTTAGAGAAAAAGGAAAAAAGGTTGACATCGTAACTGGTCCTACTGCTCAAGCATTAAACCTTGATCCTCGCGGAACATATGAAGTGTCTAGAGAGGATGGAAATATCATTGGTGTCCAAACCATAAAAGCAGCCCCGACAATCAGCGAAACTCTTGCGCTTGAGAAGAAAGAAGAGGAGAAGGTAGCCAAACAACAAATGGCTGCTGCAACTGCTGAAAAGTCAGCACGCATGATTGAATTGATGACTGGTCTAAAAAATAGTCCGGGATTTGAAAACCTGTTTGGAGCTAATTGGTATCCAAAGGGAATGCGCGGAACCGCTGGCGCAGATGCCGCTGCATTGTTTAAGCAAATTGAGGCACTTGGATTCATGGAGGCCATCAAGGACATGAAGGGCATGGGTGCGCTTTCTGACGCTGAGGGTCAAAAAGCATCTGCGGCATTTTTGGGAATTAACCCAGATATGTCTGAAGAAGCGGCTAAAAAGAAGATTGACGAAGTCATTGGATATATTACAAAGGGTCAAGAGAGGTTGCAGTCCGGAAAGCTTATTCCAATTCAAACAACCCAACCAACTAGCCCATCCATTAGTGGGGCAAATTCGTATTTTAATCAGTATCAGAATCAACCCCCAGCAAGGTAATGTCCTACAATGTTCCCGAAGATGAAAAGCCAGCATTTAACAAGAAAGTTCAAGAAAGTCTTGGAATTTTAGCTGGTGACATTGGAGAGACCCTAGCAAGGGTGAAAAACCTTAAGCCAGAGACTCTGGTTGAGGCTTATAATCGTCCGATAGATGAGGAAATAACACCTCAGCGTGACATGGTGTCTATCACACCATACGAGCAAGCTGTAACGGACATTGTTGGAGCAGAGATTGATTCATTGCGTAATGATGCTGGAGAGATTGCATCTTCTCCGTTGGAGGTGTTTGCCAAACCACTCGATGCCAATAAGATCAAGGCGTTGGGTTTTGTGGATGGTGAAGGAAAAGCCACAGAAAAAGGAGAGTTGTTCTTCCACCTTAAAAATTCTGGGGTGTTCAACGAGGATGGAACCATCACTGAAAAGGGACAGGCATATCTAACACCAATTGAAGACCTTGGAAAAGAAGAAAATCTTAAAGCGTTCCAGATTCTTTGGGATGACGAGGTGATTCGTCCAAGTGCAACATTTAGTGAAATTGCCAGCAATACTGGTAAGTTTGTTGTTGATGCTGCTTTAGGTGGGGCGAAACGAATTGGTCAAGAAGCTCAATCGTTTTGGTACAACTCACAAACATGGGATAGCGCACTTGGTCAAACCGACAGAAGACCACAGGAGCTTCGGGACAAAATGACCGCAAGCGGTCTTGGTCTTGTTGAGGGTGCTGTGGAAAACCTTGCTGGGTGGGCTGGGATTGCAGACGTTGGTTCGGCGTGGATCGGAAAGAAACTTTACGATATTTTGCCAGCAGGCATGGAAGAAGAGGCAGAGCAGGCATTGTACGCCGCTCGCCAACGCCAATGGCAAACACAACAAAACATTGCAAATTTAAGCACGGGAGAAATTGCCGAAGCAGTTCTTGGCATTGAGAATGCCACGGCTGAAGCTGAATCAGCAAAAAGCAGGATCGGAAAAGAAGAGTTTGACAAGCAGTATGGTCAAACAAGCGCATTTGCCCAACTGGCATTGGACCCAACTAACGCAGTTCCAGCGTCAATTGCTGTAAAGGCCGC